CCTGTACTTTGAAACCGCTTGGGCACCCCCCATCGAAATCTATAAGGCACTGGAGGAGGAGGGTTTCAAGGTCGAAGCAACCTATGTAGAGCAGGGTATGCAATACGCCGGTCATTACAAAAAAGGAGTGGACTTTACAGACGACAAACCCCAGTTTTTGCAGAACCTGTATGACAAAGAGACGGATACCTTTAACGAAGACCAGTCCGACATGGAGGCTTACTTTCTCAAAGCCGGATTTAAACATTCACCCATGACTTTTGGAGGCTGACATGGAAACATCAGAACGCTTTGCCCTCAACGAGTGGCTTTCAGAATTTCCCGATAACAAAACCTTTGACGAAATCATGGATCTGATTCGTGAAGATGATGAGTCGGTTATCGCTTGGGAATTAGTCGAACACCACCCTGCGGCTGACCTCATAGAGCTTATTTACAACACGCAAATGCACTTTGAATTTGTGACCAAACCAACCAACAAGGAGAAATCAAATGCTTAAACCACAAGAAATGTACGGCGCATTAGACAAGGCCGGAATCAAATTCGAAGTTATCGAGGCGCATAAGAATTACCGCATCATGCGGATTGATGTAGATGACACCTACCAACCAACACCCGAGCAAGCCGCATTCATAGAGGCTTATGGTGCAGCGGTCGCTAGTGCAACAGATGAAGAGGTGCTAGCTTTCTTTGCTGAAGATGCGCCTAGCGATGGTGATGCATTCACAGAAAAGTGGAGCCTAGGAACTTACTCCACCATCATGGATGCATGGTGCGTATGGAAGTTTGCCGTTGACTTTGCAAGGGGAGCAAAATGAAAGTATCTGAACTGATCGCACTACTACAAGAGTGCAACCCTGATACGGAGGTGTATACCTTTAACGACCACGAAATTCACGCCATTACTATGGTGGACGAAATTGATGAGTGGGTTCACCTTAACTTGGGAGAGAAGCAATGAAGCCATGGCACCAATACACCGAAGAGGGGATTGAAGAACTGGCGGCTGAAGCATTGAATGTTGCAGTCGCTCACATCCAAGATCGATTGGGTGTAGAAACCGGCGACTTTGCCGGCCTGTACTTTTCAGGCACAAGAGAGCAAGCATTAGAAGCAATCTTCAAGCAATACATTGAGCAAGAGATCCATTGGAATCAGGAAATAACTGTATGAAGGTGCTAGTCGCCTGTGAATACTCAGGTGTGGTGCGTGACGCCTTTACAAAAGCCGGACACGATGCCACATCCTGTGATCTACTGCCGTCAGAATCCCCACATGGAAAACACTTCCAAGGGGATGTGATGGAAATCCTGGGTCAAGACTGGGATCTTTTAATTGCCCATCCACCATGCACATACCTGTGCGTTTCAGGTATTCATTGGAATGCAAAACGACCTGAGAGAGCCGCCCAAACCGAAGAAGCATTAAAGTTTGTGGAGGCTTTACTCAACGCCAACATTCCAAAAATCTGTCTTGAGAATCCAGTCGGCGTGATATCCACCCGCATTCGCAAGCCAACCCAAATCATTCAGCCGTACCAATACGGACATGATGCAAGCAAGCAAACTTGCCTGTGGTTAAAAGGTTTACCACCCCTGCAGCCCACGCAATTTATTGACCCACGCATTGTGACCACACCTAGCGGCAAACAAGCCAAAAGATGGGCAAACCAATGCGACAACTACGGCCATGACAGTTTGCCACCAAGTGCAGATCGATGGAAGATTAGAAGTGCAACATACCAAGGTATTGCCGATGCCATGGCAAACCAATGGGGAGGCTTGGAATGAAAATTCTAAACCTGTACGCAGGTATTGGAGGCAATCGCAATCTATGGGGGGACGATCACCAAGTAACCGCGGTGGAGTTCTGCCCAGAGATTGCCAAAGTCTATCAATCCCGCCATCCAAATGATGAGGTCATTGTCGGTGATGCTGTCCAATATTTGGAGGCAAACTATGCCGGCTTTGATTTCATATGGGCAAGCCCACCATGCCCAAGCCACGGACAATACCGCCACAATGTTGGAGTCAGAGGCAAAGGTTTTGCGCCAGTCATGCCCGACATGACCCTTTACTCACAGATCATATTCCTACAGCACTACGCCAACGGCAAATGGATTGTGGAGAATGTGGTGCCCTACTATGAGCCGCTGATCAAACCCAGCTTTGAAATGCAACGCCATTTGTTTTGGTCAAACTTCCATGTTCCGCCCAAAGAATTTGAGAAGTCAGACATCAGAAACAAAAACAAGATCTCCGACTTTGACGGATATGAGGAGGTCGCTAACAGCAAGATACCCAACAAACGACAGGCCTTACGCAATTGCGTGAACCCGCTTGTTGGTAAGCACATCCTGGAAAATGCATTCAATAAAATCGGCCAACTACAGTTAATAGAGGAGGCGGCATGACTCAATACATCTTTATCTTAATGGAGGAGGGCGACTTCGTAGCCGCCTACACCACCAGACAAAAGGCTGAGCTGGAAGCCTTAGAATCAAAGCTTCGCAACTGGCACATCATCGAAGCAAGGTTACGCTAGTACCCATTGCTTTGTTCAGGGACTGCCCCGCACGGAACAGTCCCACTCTTAAATGAGTATCGTTAAAGTCCTCGCCAACGACATCACTTATCCAGTAAGGCCAGCCAATCTCTTTCGCTACTCGCTCACCAGTCCCGCTCTCATCATTGTCAGCCACAAGAAACCCGCTGTCCAATGAGGAGGCAACCTTCTTCATATTGCCCGCGCTAAAACAAACATGAATGTTATACCTGCGCTTGTAGGACTTTAGGACATGGCGTATAGATAATGCCGTAGCATATCCCTCGCAAAGAATGTGGAGGCCTTTGTTATCAAAACAAAACTGTGCATCTGAAGTGCGCTGCCCGAACAAAAACTTCTTGCCTCCAGCTTCATCAATAACTTGACAGCCAACCAATCTACCCTCAACACGCATTGGGATTAGTAAATAGTGGAGGCCATCAAGGACATAGATATTCCCTTCCTCTTCTTCAAATCCCTTAGCCTTGAGATATGGGTGCCGTCCGTATGCAGACTGCTTTAACATAACCGCCGCCTTGTTGGCCGCTTCTCTTTGCATGAGGAGGCGATCATCATCCGCCTTTCGCGCAAGCTTTACAAACTTCTCCGAATCTATATTGTTTCCGTCACTCCGCCATACAGATACTTCCACATCGGTAGCGTGGTTCTGCACAAAGGCGTGATCACCCATAAACTTAACGGCGCCATTCCTTTTGCGTGGCTTATCCTGAGTTGGATATCTTTTCCACACCCCGACTGGCGGGTAATGATCGAGGAGGATGCCGTGCGCTGCACAGAAATTTAAGAAGTCCATTACCGCTTTCCTCTCTTGATCGCACGAATGTAAGCCCGCTTCTTAGCTTCTACAAACTTAGTTACTTCCATACTTGGTGTACTAATGTTGTCACTTAAATTTGCAGGCCACACCCCAAACTTTTCTTTGTAAGTATGAGAAGCCCAGCCTGGAGACTTACCTTCGTTAGCTACAAACCACTGAAGCTGTGACCACCAACTCTGTTTGTTAGCACGCGTCATCATTGCCAACTCTTCCATTTCACCTGGAAGCACAGACAAAGTACTGCTCTTTTCTTTTACATAACCACAATAAGAACAAGACTCAGCATAGCGTGGCATATAGGCCTGACACCTAGGACACTTAGCCTCTTGCTTTTCCTTCTCTGTTGGTTCTTTCTTTGGCTTCTCTTTGCCTTCGTCTAATGAGTTAACACCATTCTCATAAACATCCTCCCAGTCATCCCGAAAGCGGAGGTAGTTACCTGAGTGATCAAGCCACACGGCATAAGGTTTATCTTCTGGGTTTGCCTGATTGCCACGCATGACACGACCCATCTGCTGAATGTGAGAAGACAAAGACTTACTAAATGGGCGGGCTGATACACCAATCATTACATCAGGTACATCAAAACCTTTTGTCAGAATATCTGTAGCAATCAAGCCGTGAATTTCTGTATCAGGTTTAGAAAAGTCCTCGATGACCTGCTTCTTAAACTCATCATCATCCTTGTAGCTGATCGAGATAAAGTTATAGCCCTGCTCTGCAAACTTTCGCATGAGATCGGTGCCGTGGTTTACACCCGAACAAAACACAATCGTCTTGCGTGGACGATTAAAGATCTGATGCGTGATCTTGATCCACTCTGTAACGATATCTCCTGTGATCTGCATCCCCCGCTTAGAAGACTCAGCCTGTGACCACTCGCCGGCAACCTTCTTTGCGCCAGTCATGTCTATCTCTTTAGCAACAAACACCTTAAGAGGAACAAGCACACCCTGATCTACCAAATGTTTTGTGGTAACCGAAGACACCACATGATCATAGACACGACCCAACCCCTTAGTAAAAGGAGTGGCGGTCAGACCTATGACCTTTACATCAGGATTGTTCTTGATGAACTCGATTGTTTGTTCTCTGGTCTGATGACATTCATCAACAATAAGAAGCTGAAGGCCAGGAAAATCGCCCCGCTTCTCTAGAGTCTGAGCCGAGCAAACTTGAATGTTTTCATAAGGCCTAAACCTCCAATGACCTGACTGCAATACGCCATGCTCGATGCTGTACTTCTCAAGGCGTTGACTTGTTTGATCGCACAAAACAATACGATCCAAAATCATTGCCGCCTTGTTACCTTTTTCTTTTGTTGCCCTCAGTAGCTCGATGGCCATCTCTGTTTTACCTGCGCCTGTAGGTGCATAGAGAATCTGACTGCGAAGTCCTGCTGCAAATCCTTTGCGAAGACTATCCAAGATATGAGACTGGTAGTCCCTGAGTATTAGTGACATAGGAATTCCTCTACTGGGACACAAGCCCCCCAGCTTGGGCTATGAATTACTTAGCCTTCAATTGCTTCTGCAAATAGGTCACTTGCTTTTTAAGCTGAGCATTCTCTGCTTGGAATTGATCACGGCTAATCTTCACAGAGTTCAGCTCAATCGTTAGTTGCCAGACCTCATCTCGAAGCTCGGCAATTATTCTGCCGGCAAGATCAGGATCTGCTGAACCTTTAACGGCCAACTGGTCTGATAGCTTCTCATTCTCTTGAACCAAGAAGTCGATGGCTTCCTGTTGCTTGCCGTCATCCGCGGGAGGAGTAACGGGTTTAGCAACATCAACTTTGACTGGCTTCTCAGGTTTAGTAGCGCGAGTCTTGACTTCGCCGTCCTTATCTAAAAACTTGACTTTCTCAGGCACCTTACCTACACGCAATTTTGCTATCGTTACATGGGACAAATCACAGATGCGGCCAATCTCTCGGTTGCTCCACTTGCCCCACTCGAAATCTCCGATCAACTCTTTGGCATTGTGAAGCTTGTCTTGCAAGGTTGGTTGCAAACCATGCAGATTGTTTGCGATCTTGCTGTACAGGATGGCTTCACGCAGTAAACCATTGGTAACATAACACTTGATCGAGGCCTTACCATTCTTGCGAGTGGCGTGGTAGCGGTGGAAGCCATCGCCTAACCAATACTCTTTGCCATCAAAGAAAGCTTTGACCGGCTCATACTCCACGCCATCCTTCATCTTCTCGAAGATCTCTTCTACATAATCCTCTTTAATTGACAGGCGTGATTGTGTGCCGCCGGTGATATTGATTGCATCAATCGGCAAAGTCTTCAATGTAAATACTATTTTTGTTGGATCGTAGTTCATTTGTTTTCCTTGTTAGATATGTAACCAAGATAAAAATATCTCCACTTGGTCTGTATGTTTGATGACTTGTATCGGTTGGTGCCCCACTCATAGCTTAGGCCTCGCAACGCCAAGATCTCTTCAAATCTCTGTCGAATTTCTTCAACCTGGTTCTTTGGATTTACCGACATAAAAGTAGTCCCACAATTAAGCCCAAGAAAAAAGTAACCAATGGAATTAAAATAGTGTCACTTTCAACATATGTCCTATCGGGTCCTTCCATCCACTGAAAGTAATCATCGGGAAAGGCCTCCTGCAAAGTGCGTGGGAAACGCCGTGTCGTATCGTTCATTGTTTTTCCTTTGTTAATAAGTGCAGTTTATTATACATACTATCTCTTCATGTTCCTTACAAAGACTGCAAAACTTGCAGCCGTATCACCAGTCATCTTGTCAAACTCTTTCGCCACCTCGTCTAAAGTATCGTTACGAATCTTGTTAGACACTTCATTAATTTGGCATTCAACCATCTGTCGCTTGCGCCAGCCCATAGCTTTCTCCCATAGATTTAATTCACTCATGCAAATTTCCTTCCTTCTTCAACATCTGCTAACAACTTACCAACCTTACTCAGATAAACAACATTTGTATCTTTATCTTCTACATCTACTGATGGGGCGTCAAACTGAGCCGATGTTTTAGTTTGTAGATTTGGTGAGATAACTTTGCATTGATACCCAGCCCACTCAAATTCTTGCAGTCCACGAATATGTTCTTTAACTATGGTTGTCTTGTCACCATACTTTCTCTCATGTTCTTTAACATAATGAACAATCTTCTTGGCTTGACCAGTTGGTGTTCTGATGCTCTTGTCTCTGTCCTTGAAGTAGTAAGGTGTCTGGTCATTGTTGACACCAAATGTCACACGCTCACCATTCTTTTTAACTACCACATTCCACCGGCTATCCCTCTTTGACCACCAGTCATGCACCGCAACGAAATAGTTCTGAGCAATGATCTTGCACTGCTCAACTGATCTGTCGAAATCCTCAAGATAATCTGCAGTACTCCATGATCTTGTGTAAAAGACAGTAGCTTTCCCATTTGACTTGCGAGAATTAGAATTTTTGGCTGGGACTATATGTGCCTTAGTCTTTAACTCATCACAGAAACTTATGACGCCAGTCTTTCTGTTAACCGTGATGTACATGTTTACCCACATTAATTTGTCATCCACATCAAACGCCATGCCAAATTGATACGGAACTCCAGTATTTTTTGATACATGCCAAGGCAACTTGTCCATCTTGATAGCAAAAATAAACTTTGCGTAAAATCTTTCCTTGGTATTTATAGTGCTTGATGAGGCTTGAGAGATGCACATGATGGCCGGCAAAGGCTTTGTTACATCAACTACATTTCTTTCATCACTCAAAGACATAATCCAAGGGTTTGGAATGTGGACACCAAGCTTCTTTAAACCAACCACCGAATCTTTTGCAAGCCATGATGCGTTCATGGTCGGCAACTTCACATTGTTAAAAGTGTGTTCAAGATTGTCGAGCAGCTCCGCAAAGTCTTGACGCTTCTCTTTGTTGTACTTGCGTGGCTTTCGTGGCTCAGGTTTTACTTCAGCCTTTACATCAGGAATTGCTTCAACGCTTGTTGATCTGAAGTGATACATTAATTTATTTACAAAGTCTTTAACCTTGTGAATAAGAGGATGATCCAATGTAATCATGTGTTCTTCTCCTTGAGTTTGAGTTGTACGTGCTTGGCAAGCATAAACAAATTAGGATTGATTCCACTGTAACTTTCCATCAAGTCCTTGATCTCCTCATCTGTCATCTCAATCCACGGCCTGAGCGTTTGTTGCACTTTAGCCTGAGCCGCCATGCCATCTTCGTAGCCCTTGCCGTAGGTTTCGTTATCGGCCTCGATCAGTTCTTTAATAAGTTTTAGGCTTTCGTCACAGACCTTTGTCAGGCTGTCGATTGCCATGTTGCGTTTGATAATCATGTATTTGCCCTTGCTCTAATTAAGTTTTGGTAGTCATCAAGAGCTTGATTAATAACACCAAGCATTTCAGATCGGTTATGTAAATCAAACGGGGTAAGCTGGTGACGTAACTGAGCACACGCCTCACGCTCTATCTTTATTGCGGCTTTTATGGCATCGGCTTCCCAATGGTAAGGTTGGCCTTTCATAGAATTCTCACGCTCAATACGTGCAAACTCGTCGTCTTCATCAGTGTGAATCATTGCTTATCTCCTCTTCTGTTGGTGGTAGGCCTGTGTCTTTATATACCCATCCAATCCGATAATTGGCGCCTGGATATGGTGCAAGAATAATTTCTCTGCCGTTTAAAGTTCTTGTTACGCCCTGCTCCATTAAATCTTCTAATGAATTAGGAACTACTGAGTTTGGAAATGGCCAGTTCATTGTTCCCTCGCTTTCATCATTGCGTCTGCCATGCGATATGCGCCTTCTGCAACTTTGTCAAACTTTTCTTGGTCAGATTGAGAACTAATTTCATCTGCAAAGTTTTGCATAGCCCCTGTCGCAAAGTAATCACGCAAGGTCATGCCCATGTTTATCATCATGCCTGACTCATCTTCGGCAACAAACGGGAACGCTGGTGTATTTTTCATACTTCCTCCTGTAAAGATATTGGGATATAAAAACAAGCCTTACTTCTGCTGTCCTTGACGTTCACCACGCCATTGCCAGCCGTCTGCTCAGGGTGATCAACCCACCTCTTACAGTTCTCACACCTCTCGCCTACCACCTGAGGCCGGCACCTGGTGTACTCACTTGATAAAGATCTCATTTCACCACTCATTGCGAGCCTCCAGCGCCTCTTTCTCTATGTCCCGCACAACATAATCAGCTAAGAAGCCAATCATCTCTATACCCTTGTGCTGCACAGAAATCAGCTCAACATACTCCGCATAGTTAGGCTCCAACTGCAAACCATTCTCAGTCGAACCGACCTCAGCCGGATAGTAATCAAGCTCACACTCCAGTACTACGTCATCTCTTTTAAAACTGTATCGCATACAATCCTCCTTATGTTGGGAAGTGTATGTTACTGCATTTAATTGCACTGTCAACAGGTAGATTAAAAAAAATGTAGGTGCTACATTCTTGGTGAACTGCTAGGCTCTGTGGACAAAGCTCTGCCTAGGGGAGAGGTGTTCTCCCTTTGGCATACTTCCACATTCCCGGAGCCACTGGCTGAGTATCTTGTGGGCTGATCTTCTTCTAAGTCCAATCAGCATCGAGCACTTTTCGCAACTTAGCTGCGTCTAGCATGGCCGCCCGAACCCTTACCGCCACCCGCAGACTGAACCACGGACAATAAAGGCAATTCCCCCATATGCGCTTGCATCTTCTTTGCGCATTTTCACAACAGATAAGAACGTCGTAGGATTGGTGGACTGCGGTCTACGCCTTACGGCCTCCAACGCTTCCCTCATGCCAATCCAAAACCCGATAGAGTTCTGCTGCTAGTTGCTGTAGGAGGTAAGACTGGGACTGCTCACATGAAGCAGTGTGTTCAAAACATAGAAAGGACTTTGTGATGGCGCTAACCCACCACCAGTCCCAGTCTCAAAAACAAAAAGCCACTTAAGGCTACATTCCGGTTGCGACCTTGCCTAATGACTCTCCGACCGAAAGCATTAGGTAAAGCGGAATATAGCCATAAGTGGCCTTGAATTGTCACTCGCAACAGTAACACTTCGTTTATACCACAAGATAAATTTAGCTGTCAACTAGGCGACAGTATTAGGGTTTACCCACCCCAATGGTAATATTACCATTAGTCCCCACAGAAGCAGGCAATCGTCTCTTCAGCAGGATCAAACATGTCTCTTTGTTCCTGAGAAAACTTAAGCATCTCTCCATAGCTAGGGCGATCAGTTCTAAACTTGCCACCCTCAGGTTTACTGGACAGGCCTATAGATTCCATCCGTGCCCACCAGACCGCACGCTCAGGCTTCTCTGCAATCAAGCTCAGGATCTGTGAGCCACCCTTGAGGTAGCACAGGTCACAGTTACCATGCATGGTCACGCCGTTTATGTTGGGTAGTCCTAGGTCAAAAGGCTGGTTCCTCCAGAACTCACCAACGATTTCCTTGGTCACACCAACCTGACCAAGAGGAGCGTACTTCTCTTCATGCTTACCATAGTCTTGATTACCAATCTTAGCCAGGCGGCGCTGCTCATCAGCCCTGATACCGATCATCGATGTCCATTCTTTCCAGCCAATAGACTTAAGGTACCGATGGATCGTGCGCACCTTTAGTTCTACAGTACAGAAACGGCTTACAGGATTGGGCAAGTAATTACGCATACGGATCAAAGCCTCAAACGGCTCGCCATCCCGACTGGCTGTTTCGTATGTCACCTCTTTCCACCGGTCTTTGGTCAGCTCTGCCGGCGAATACTCTAGCCAATGGATCTTGACGTTCCAGGCCTGCGCGCAATCATTAACAAACTTAAGAGTAGCCTCATCTTCTTTGCCGGTGTTAGCAAAACAAACAATAGCCTCGTCCGGCAGGCTCATGTCGTGAGCCTCCAAAACTTTATAAAGCATGAAGGCGGAGGTGCGGCCACCAGAAAAGGATATGACCGTTGGCTCGTCTATGCGAAAAGGATTCATTTAATACCTTTGAAAAAAACGGGAGCCGTAGCCCCCGCGAACCCAACAAAGGAATGCGGCAACTGCAATCACCGCACCCTAATCCTATCAGAGTTTATTTAAGAAAACAATTGCCTCTTCAACAGAATTGACAATCACCAAAGGACCTCCAGTCCACTCCATAAAGAACTTCTCCTCAGCCTCAGTCAGCTTTCTAGCCGACGGAACTTTGTTTCCATCCTTTACTTCCATCAATATCGTCTTACCCTTAAACCCCACAAGCAAGTCAGGTAACCCTCCGCCTTGGGTAACCACACGGACAGTCGCACCGACCTTTCTCAAGGCGGCAACGATCTCATTTTGATTGTCATCTATTCGGGCTGCGTATCTCATGGAAAATATTATAACAGGTAGTTGTTGACAGATGCAATATATGTGATATATTTCTTTTCCCAAATCAAATAAGGAAAGCAAATGATCCAAGAAAGAAGACTGCAACTAGACATAGAAGGTGGAAAAGTTTTAGCTCAAAAGATTGTAGAGCTAGTGCAAAACAGAGACGAGAACTTTAACACTGCTATGTCAGGCATGGCCATAAGCTATGCAACATTGTGTGTGGCTGAAGGCGTGAAGATACATGAGTGCATAGAGCTGGTGATGACCATATACAAGAACACCAAACTAATTGATAAGGATGGCAACGATGTTGAAGTGTCCTGACTGCGGTATTGATAACCCCGACGACTGGCATACATGCGTACAGTATGAGAACAATCAAAAGATAGACGCACACATCAAAGTATTGCAAATGCAAGTTGAAAACCTTAATGGAAGATTGGTAGCTGTAGAGGAAATGATTCAGGCCTATGGTCAAGAGCTACTGTTCAGAGCACCTTGGAAAGCACAATGAAATTAACTAACAAATTTAATCTGCCGCAGACGTTTGTCAATGTCATCCAAAGACCTACGTACTCAAAAGGCAAAGCACACATCTCTGCAACAGAGATCATTAACTCGCCACGTATTGTTCAGCTTAAGAAGAAATACTGGGAAGAGATTGAGCAAGACGCAAGTGAGATGGTCTGGTCTTTATTTGGATCTGCCGTTCACAATATCTTGGAACACGGCAAAGACGACCATCACATTGTTGAAGAGCGTCTCCACTTGGAGTTTGAAGGCTGGAAAATCTCCGGTGCTATCGATCTACAAGAAGTAGAACCTAACGGCACGATCTCAATCAGTGATTACAAAGTCACCGGTGCTTGGGCCGTAATGAATGAGAAAGAAGATTGGCACAGACAACTTAATATCTATGCCTGGATGGTAGAGAAAGTAAAGAAGGTGCCAGTCGGTAAGCTTCAGATCATTGCCATCATTCGTGACTGGTCTGCCCGTGATGCCAGTACAAAAGAAGGTTACCCACCATCTCCAGTAGCAACCATCGATATCCCTCTGTGGTCATTCGAGGAACGTGAGGCTTACATTTCTAAGCGCATCGATGACCATGGCGCAGCTCTCTTTGAGATGGAGACGGATGGCGAAATGCCAGACTGCACACCTGAAGAGATGTGGGAAAAGAAAACATCTTACGCCCTTAAAAAAGACGGAAACGTCCGAGCTAAGAGCGTTCACGACACACAAGAAGAAGCGGATAAAGCTTTGGCCAAAGCTGAGGAATCAGCTAAGAAGAACGAGAAATTCGTTATTGAAATCCGCCAAGGAGAAAGAACTAGATGCAAAAGCTATTGCCAAGTATCACAGTTCTGTAAGCAGTATCAAACCTATTTAACCAAAGAGGAAGAAAATGTCAGTTCATAAAAAACTAATGGCCGCACGGATTAAACTTCAGAATACGGAGATTAAGAAGTCAGGCCTAAACAAGTTCGCCGGCTACTCATACTTTGAGTTGGGTGACTTCGTTCCACCTATCCAAACAATCTTCAATGATCTTGGACTCTGCGGCGTAGTTTCATTCAACACCGAGTTTGCTCAGTTGTGCATCACCGACGTAGAAGATGGGACTGTGATTGTGATCACTTCACCCATGGCAGATGCTAACCTAAAGGGCGCACATCCAATTCAGAACCTAGGCGCTGTTGAATCCTATCAACGCCGCTACCTTTGGATGACCGCTATGGAAATCGTAGAACACGACATCATCGATAGCGCACCTGCGGCTGATCCTAAGCCTAAGCCCGAAACTAAACCTGAGCCTAAGCCCGTCAAGCCGCCAGTCAAGATGCAAGGCGGAGATGGACCATGGAAATTAACAGTGGTTGCTAAAGAAGGCACCGATGTAGAAACATGGGTAGGTATTGTGATGGACGCTGCCCGCCACGGCCTAGCCCAGGCAGGATCCGAGAAGGATGTAATGGATCTATTTAAGATCAACAGAACAATCTTTGACAATCTCAAAGAATTGTCTGCTAACGACCACGCCAATTTAATGGCTGATTTTAAAACCAAAAAAGACACACTGAAAGGAAACGTGTAATGGCTATCTATCCAAATAAAGGCAAACTGTCTGTCAATTCATACAAGACAAAAGACAATCAGCCAGACCACAAGGGCGAGATCGTCATGTCTCGCAGTACTTTAAAAGAACTCATGGCCGAACACGACGGCGATGAGATCGTTATCAAACTGTCAGGCTATAACGCTGACGGACAATATGGTCCTTGGATCAAACTGTCTTGGAATAACTATAAGCCCGCTGATGAAAGCGCTCCTCGCAAGCCTGTGCATCAAGCGCCATTAGATGACTCTGACATACCATTTTGATCATGGAAACAATTCAATTTGAAGCCGTAAAGGTTGCATTGAAGCAGGACAGGAACGGCTTTATGCTGACCCTGTCTATCCACCCAGACGAGATCCCAGAGAAGCTGGTTAAAGATTTTGTCGGCGCCCGCTATCAAGTTGTCATGGTACGCTTGAATGGCGAAGAACAGCCCATGAACCGAATGCATGAGCACGGAATCGACCCAGTTAAGCTAGCAGCTATTCTCTGTAAAGATAAATATTTCCACCAGTTCTTAATTGAATCAGGTGAGATATTTGAAGGCGGAGAAGAGTTTGCCGTGGAATGGATGCGCGATAAACTCCAAGTCGAATCACGCTCGGAGATCCGTAATAGTCCACAAAAAGCTAGACTGCTTTTAGAAATTAATGAGAACTACAAAGCATGGAAACAAAACGTTTAATTCCCTACTCAGTATATTTGCCTGAGCCTATTTATAAGAAGCTTAAAGTAGCCGCCGGAGAACGCAAGGCCTCCGCACTGGTTCGTGATGCCATCACAATGATCATTGAAGGCGGACCTTTGTACGCCAGCGGTTACAACAAAGCTCTTGATGATGCTATTGATATTGTCAAATCAGACAAAGCAACAGCAGGCATGATCATAGGCGGCAAAGAAGTTACTGAAGTAATGGTTAACAAAATACTTAAGCTACAAATGAAGGAGAAATCTAGTGGCACGAAAAAATCCAGAGGGAATTGAAGCCCTTCGCCCAAAGATTAAAGCGCCATCAATAGAAGAGCTAACTATGTTAGATTTTTATGTTGCTTTCACAATTACCCTAGCCGGTAAAGGTGACGACCAGCAGGTGGCAAAAGAAGCCTTTGATCTAGCAGAAGCCATGCTCAAAGAAAGAATGATTCGCCTATGAACAATACGCTTACAGCCAAGCAAAGATTTCACCTAGCCAAGGTTAAGTCTTTGCCTTGCTCTGTCTGTGATCAACCAGGTCCAAGTGATGCTCACCACATCAAACAGGGGGCGCAATACACTTGTGTAGCCCTATGCAAGGATTGCCATCAGGGCAGCTTCATGGGCTGGCATGGCCAAAAGCGTGCTTGGGCTATTAAAAAGATGGACGAATTAGATGCCCTCAATGTAACCATTGATAGGCTATTAAATCTGAGCCATCTCTCTTAGCTTCTTAAGATTAACATTCTTAAGCATGTTCTCTTCAGTAGCCCGCAACTCTCTGATGCGGGCTTCTTTTACATCAGCAGGCATAGTAGAGTTAGTAATAGTACTTATTGCCTTACGGATAGTACTGAGCTGAGTGTTAATTGTATTAACAGTTGGAGCCAATCCTAAGCGGGCTCGAACCTTCTCATCCTTGATGTAGTCTTTGATGTCCTCAGGATTGCGCTGCTTCAGATCCGTCAAAGTATTGGCCGCACGATCAACCTCTTCCTTCAAAGCAAAGAAGTCTTTCTTCATGCCTGACTCATATTCCTTGGTGATAAATCCACTAGCATTTGGAATCGTAGCAAGTGCATCTTTTACAGAGATCGATGGACGAGGCGTATTGGGACTAGTCACATTCCACAAGAATGGATTGGTTGCATAAAGAACCAAACCACCAGCAGATCCAAACATGCCACGAACAATATGGTCAATAGCAATCGGTGACATAACTCCAGCACGACCCAAGACTTTGGCCAACTCAGAAGTGCTGTCATCGAACTGGCGCTCTATTTCTTTCTTCTGCTGATATGTACCAATCAATGGCTTCTGTTGGAAGAAATCATAGTTAATACCAACCTCAACCAAAGGCTTGACGGCCTGAGGAACTGGCGTAGGACTGAAGATACTAGAAGCAAGTAGCGACTTCAATGACGCACGGAACTTGGCACCATCCGAATATCCCTTGTCTGTAAGGATCATGTAGGTATGCTCGGCCACAACCTTTGGCAAAGCATACAGATCAGCGCGCAAAGGAATAGACATACCAGTGCCTGGAATCATTAGCAGACGATCACGGGTGGGCGTAGGCTTCTTCAAGTAATCATCGTCATCGCCATTCATCATTGCGTACAAGACAGATAACGCAAAGACAGAAGCAGTAGTACCAAACAAAACTTTGTAGGCCGCATCACGCTGAGTAGGTGATGTGCCCACACCAGTGATGGTTCTATAAGCCACGTTCTGAGCCGTTAGATACGCATTAAAGAATGGGATAACCTGACCGGCAAAGTTTAGCATCTGGCTACTACCGCGGCGGCGCACGTTAAAGATCTCAAATGCTTTCTCAAGAGCCTCAGCTTTGGACAGGCCTTGGTCTAAAGCGGCAGTGTATGTAGCTTGACGCACAGCATTATCAGAAGCCATGGCAAAGTGACCAAGCTTTTCCTTAACTTTACCCCACAAACCTTTAGCCGGCTTCAAGCCTGCAGCAATCTCAGCATCTAAGCGAACCATGGCTGAACTGAAATCACGCACACCTACCACACCAAAGTTCTTCAGCTCTTCGTGGGCTGTGCTCTTGCCGCGCAAGGTCTGGATGAACTCTTTGACAGCACGGACAGGAATACTCAAAGCATACTGAGGCTTTAAGCCGGATGAGAACATGGCGGCAAACGAGTCTTGCGGCACCTGAGAGATGGCAAACAAAGGATTCAAGACCACAGAGTTGCGTAAGATATCTGACAGCTTAGCCGCCCAACGGATCGTGGGAATAGAGACGGACTCTAAACCTTGGAAGGCTTCCATGAACATGGGGTCAGCCATGTCATAGTAGCTCTCTTGTCCGTTCTCCCAGACACGAACAACGTTTTCTCCGTCCCTCATGCCCTCTACTTTTTTAGCCAGTCCAACAGACTCAGCCGTAGTAGCTAAAGATAAAGCAGAACGATTGCGCACAGAACGATTGACAGCATATTGTGTCCAACGAACCATGTTGTCAAAGATATCATTAACTGGCTTATCAGATCCTTTTAGGCGGCGCTCTTTAGCCTGCACTTGCAAGCTACGCATAAACTCCTTGGGACCCTTACCTTGCTCAAGCTGGTCT